CTCCCATGCTTTGTCTAACACTCCTTTTAAAACGTGGTCAACAAAGCCACCTCCCTTAGAACTGGTACTGGAGGGTGCCGTATGATCTGGGACTGTTGGGTCCATCAATCTCAACTTACCCATACTGTAAGTTAAGTCAGACATACCTTGTGAATTTGGTTTTGCAATACCAGGGACTAACAAATTAGGACCTTTCCTTTCATAATGTGCATATATCTCCCACTCAAATGGTTGAGCTGAATTAGTAACGATATATATACCCAAATTGAACGGATTATCCAATGTCTGCCCACTAGAATTATTACCTCCTTCATAAATAGCGAGAACGGATTCTGATTCACCTTCTACAAGCCATTGCCAGTTATAATCTAATGGATCTGTTATGTGCCTAGTAACTGTATGAAATTTATCATTTTGATAAGGATACTCTTTATATTGTTGTTTTTGAATCTCTGTAGGATCATAACCAGTTAGATCAGTTATCCTAGGTTGAGTTTGTATGGTGTAACAAACACCTGACGATTGAAAAACAGTTGACAAATTCCTAACTCTAATACCTACACCAATGGGACGAAAAGCATTCTCACCTTTATTGGTAATAGTATTAATAAAATTAGCAGTATTATAAGGGGAACTAGATTTATAAGCCACTGGTTTATCATTCATAGTATCACCAGAACCAGCTTGAGCTTCAGAAACATAAATAGACAATTGATCATTAGCAACCATCAAAGCAGGAGAAATTGTAATCCAACCATTACCGTTAGAATTAGTGCTTCCTCGACCGTTTGACTTAACGAAAAATGTGTCTGTAACAGAATTTGATGCATCTTTTAATCTCACTCCTTTGCAACTCTGATGAAATGGATTCATCATAGCAGCTGCTAATTGTCCTAGTTCTTTGTCTTGATTGAGGTAGGAAGAGATCTTTCCAATTTTGCCACCCTTTCTATTAGACTTTTTATTACGTCTTTTATTTCTTCTAGATCCTTTTCCTCCTTTGTTGGTATTCGTAGGTATGGGTTTCTCCACGACGACGTACCTAGGCTTGGGACCACGCCTACGGCGCCTACGACCACCTTTTTGGATTGGGACTTTTGTTGTTGTAATGATGTTCTTTCCATTCATTCTAATATTTTAAAAAGGCTCCCTCGGGATTTAAATACCTAATTATCACTAAATACTAGAAAATTATTGTATCGATCATACACTTCTTGAAAACTAACAAAACAATTACTATAAACCTCATATGATATCTCTCCATCATCATGCATCATTGATAAGATGTTGGCTAAGTAACAATATGTGTTATAATCAACTAAGCACCTCATTAAACCAGCTATTCTCTGGGCCTCTGACTCAGGGTCATAGGACTTATTCCTCATTTTGCGCAACTTGTAAACTGCTAATACCTTATCCTTAGAATGATGGATATATGGGTAAAACATTAATGAGCAGAAATCCGCCTCCTCCTTAGGTATAGGTTTTCCGGCCCACTCAATTTTAGCATGAACTGAATTCAAATTTAAATCTGAAAACTTGGACGACATAACAAGATCATCACCGTTGATAATTATAACATTATCAATTAAAACACGGGACAAATCATGGTTGTAGTTCTCTAAAATCATGTAATACCTCCATAATATATTAATGACTATTGTCAGATAATCACCAGAACCTAAGCCTCTGGGACAAACATAAAGTTCACCATTAATATGTATTAGCTTATTAATTGAATTGAAGCGAACGTTTTCAAATAGACCTTCATAAACTTCATCTGGAAATCG